GAGATGCATACTTATGAAGTTCCCCCCACTGTTCATCTGTACCTGCATGAAGTTGTTGAATGTACATTGAACGGCGTGAAAGGTTTCAAGTCCGAAGCTGGTGGAAAATGCTACACGGGGGCAGGCGCACGAGAAAAGGCGGTTGCACAGGTACAAGCAATCAACATCAGCACAGCACGCAGGAAAGGCGCACCGTGGGCCACCTCACTCCCTGAGAAGAAATGAACACCCTTAAACCGATTCTGCGAACGTTGGTCAAGGCGCTTGTTGATGCAGAGGAACTTATTTTTGCAGACCAGAATTCTCCACGCCCCTCGCTTCCATACTGGACAATGCGTTTGTCCGTACAGCGTAAGGTAGGCACAGACGAACGAGGTTCCGGTGTCACCGCGCTCGGAATACAGACCGTCAAAGGCGTTCGCGAGGGAACGCTCCAGCTCCAACGGTATGGGGCGGACTCGGATTTAAGGTGCGCGGACGTGCGTGACAGTTTGTCGAAGCAGACTGTTCGCGATGCTTGGAGGGTTGCAAAGATTGCAGCGTATGACGTGGGCGACGTGCTCAATGTTCCATACAAGCTAGATAATTCACAACTGGAACCCCGCTCCAGTGTGGATATTTTCATTCGTTTCGGCACGTCACTCAATGACGACGTCAGTGCGATTGAAACCGTTCAGACCGAAGTTAAGTTTGATTCAAAACCAGACTTGACCGAGACTCTCACGGTTGTGCTATAGTGGGCTAAGTTGATAAAAGGAGTAACAAATGGCATCTCTTGACGATATTGTTTCAGTCCAGATTGCGCTCCAGACGACTGGTGTCACGCGAGGCGACTTCGGTACTCCGATGATCGTTGCGCCGCTGATGACCTTCGCCGAGCGTGTTCGTGTCTATACCAGTTATGCAGCGGCCGCAGCGGATGACCTTCCGCCTAGTCTGTTGACAGCGTTGTCCGATTGCTTTGGACAGATTCCGCGTCCCCGCCAAGTTAAGGTCGGACGTCGTGCTGTACTGAAGGGCGTCGTTGAAGTAGCGTCCCTGATTGCACTGGGCACCTACTCGTTGAAGGTTGACGGGCAGACTTACAGCTTCACCGCTGACGCTACTCCAACCGCTGCTGAAATCGTTAGAGGGCTGGCACTTGCTATCACAGGCGATACGGATGAGACAATCACCGCCACTGTAGTTGGTAACACACTGGAAGTGGCATGGATTAGCACGGTTGGCGCCGTTGACCTGCTGACGAATCTGCAATGGGGCACAATTAGCCCATTGGCTGCCGGTACTGCTACAGCGGACGACCTGACTGCTATCCTGGACGAAGACTCCAACTGGTACGGTCTGGTGATGGTGGAGCGTGTGAAACAGACACAAATGAACGCCGCTGCTTGGACAGAAGCGAACGACAAGTTGTTCATCACTGCTACCAATGAAGCAGAGGTCCTGAACCCTGCCGTAGCGACCGACCTCATCAGTGTGCTGAAGAATACGCGCTACTATCGCACAGCCGTTCTGTTCCATACAAACGCTCTGACCGAATATCCGGACGCAGCATGGGCCGGGCGTGTGTTCACCATTCAGCCTGGCGGTGAGACATGGGCACTGAAATCACTCGCAAGTGTTACCCCTTCCCCGTTGACCAGCACACAGAAACAAACTGTGGTCAATAAGGGCGGAAACACCTTCGAGTTCTATCAGGCACAAATTGCTCTAACAAATCCGGGCAAGGTTGCAGCGGGTGAATGGATTGACGTTATCCGCTTCCGCGACTGGTTGAAAGACACCATCCAAGTCAACATGACCCAAATGATGATCAACCGCGACAAGGTTCCCTATACAGACGGCGGAATTCAGCTGTGTGTGAGCAACTTGCGGAAGTCCTTGCAAGAAGGTCAGAACGTCGGTGGTATTGCACCTGACGAGCTGGACGCAGCGGGAACAACCGTTCCAGGCTTCGTTATAACTTACCCACGTTCCACCGACTTGGCACCGAGCATCAAGGCGTCCCGTGTTCTGTCGTTGGGCTTTACTGCTCGCCTTGCTGGTGCAATCCACGTCGTGGAAATCACTGGTGCGCTGGCCTACGAACTCTAAGGAGAAATGAATGAGCGCGATATTAACTGGTTCCTATGACCCCTCGCAGGTTATCTGCACAGTCGGCGGAGTAATTTTGGACGGTTTCAGCGATGGTGACGCTATCATCGCACGCCGCTCCGAGGATATGTATTCCGCTCGAGCAGGTATTGACGGCGGTGTGGGCCGTGCTCGTAACTCGAACAAGATGGGTGAGTTCGAGTTCCGCTTGCTGCAAACTAGCAAAGCGAACGACCTGTTGTCCGTGTTGCTTGCGACTGACGACCTGTCCAACGACGGCGCGCCTGTCCTGCCTATCGGTATCATGGATGGAAGCGGTCGTTCCCTTGCTGTTGCGACACAGTGCTGGATTAAAACTATTCCGGAAGCAACTTTCGGGAAAGAAGTCAGTGAGCGAATCTGGGTGTTCAGCGCAGCTGACCTCAAGATTTTCCACGGCGGTGGCAACTAAGTTGAGGGAAGCAAACGGGGCTGCGTGGGCCCCGTTTTGTTATACTTGACATATTAACCACATCGAGAAAATTATGTCCCAAGTTGAAACGATTATTGTTGGAAACAGAGAGTTCACATGCGTGCGCATGAATGCGTTCGCTGCCAATAAACTGCTCATGCGTTTGCAGAAAGTCGCTGTCCCTGTCATCGGTGCGCTGATGGGGGCCGGTAAAGACTTAGGCGACGTTGACATCAAGGTAGCTGCACAAGTTATCGCGGAAAATCTGGACGAGAGTGTGATGGACAATATCGTTCTTCCAATGTTTGCGGAAGCGCGTGTATATTGCGTCGAGACAAAGACGTTCATTAAGAACGGAACAAATATCGACCAATGCTTTACAACCGAAAATCTGTTCGACCTCTACGAACTTGTGTTCGAGATTGGACGGTATCAGTTCGGGCCTTTTTTCGTATCAGTGATGGGCCGCTTTGGAAGTCTGACCGCCGGAAAGACACCAGCCCATCAGTCCCAGGCACCCTCGACGAAGGACTGAGTTCCGAGTTGTGGATATGGCGCCCTATCTTAGCAGGTAAGGTGACGCTTAGGGAAGTGAAAGATGGAACTGCTAGTGTGGAAGATTTGCAGGCGCTGAACGCAATACTGGACATGCAAAGCGACATGGAAGCAGCACAGATCGACAAAACAAAGGTGACAAAGTGATTGTCCGCGAACTGATAACTAAGATGGGCTTCGGGCTGGACCAAGCGTCGCTCAACAACGTTGAGAAGGGAACGCAACGGGTCAAGGATAGAGCCAACGAAGCAGCAAATGCCTTCCGCAATGTGGTCGTTGCTTTCGCCAGTGTTGCAACAGTTCGCGCAGTCATTGACATCGCAGACGAGATGCAGAATGTCCGCTCCCGTATTGCACAACTTCCGCAGACGATAGGTGAAGTAGGCGCAGCGTTCGACGTAATAGCTGCTCACGCTAGTGCATCAGGTATGAAGATTGAAGCCTACGCGGCGCTCTATACTCGTGTCGGTAACGCTGCCAAGGACTACATCAAAACACAGGAAGACCTCCTAGGCATCACCGACACCATTTCGCAGGCGCTTGTTGTAGGAGGCGCATCCGCACAAGAAGCATCCGCGGTGATGACACAGTTCAGCCAAGCATTGGCATCCGGCGTATTGCAGGGCGACGAGTTCCGCTCTATGGCGGAAGCTGCTCCGCAGTATCTAGACAAGCTGTCGGAGGCAATGAACATCCCCCGCGAACAGTTGAAAAAGATGGCGTCAGAAGGTAAACTGACCGCCAAAGCTGTCATTGAAGCAACAAGAACGATGTCGGTGTACTTTGACGATAAGTTCAAGCAGATGCCAATGACTGTTGGCCGAGCGATGACTGTCATTGGGAACCGTTTTGCGCGGATGCTTGACAAGATGAACCGCGACACAAACTTCATCACCATAATTGCGAACGCGATTCTGTTTGCATTCGACAAGATTGAAGAGGGGGTGGCTGCGCTGGTAAAGGCCTTCGGCGGTCTAGAAAATATGTTCCGCTTGATAGGGATTGCCATCGTTGTGGCGTTTGGTCACAAGGCGATCGCTATTCTGAGCGCATTCAGGGTCGCGAGTCTTGCTGCAATGCGCCCGTTCCTTAAAATGGTCGCGGTCATTACGCTGGTGACGCTTGCTATAGAAGACCTGTACACATGGGTTCAGGATGGGGATTCTCTTATCGGCTCTATGATAGGTCCTTGGGAGGAGTGGAGCTGGTTTGTGATGGGTTCCATCAAACTTGTGTCTAACACGTTCAAGCTCCTTGGAAATCTGATTGCTGCTGTAGGCGCCACCCTTGTGGGGATATTTACATTCGATTTCGCGCTTTTCAAGGAAGGCGTGAAGGGGTTCGCAGCGCATATAGGCAAGGCGCTCGGGTTTAGCGCCGACGTAACAGGTTTGGATTCACCAGCCAATACCGTAGGCCCGGCCCAAATGACGGGCGGCGCTATGGGGGCTGGCGCGCCGAACGTGCAATCGAACACAACCGTGAAAGTCACAGTCCCGCCCGGAACATCTGCGGAACAAGCTGCATTCCTAGAGCGCACTGCGACCGCATCTTTCAAACGCCAGTCTAACCCTGACTTGGCACGCATTCTATCGGTGTATGCGCCATGATAGGAATGTTCTTTGGAAATACATTCAAGCACAAGTTCGGAAACGATTACGGGAACATCGAGCTCGACGCTGTGTTGCAGGAAGAGCATGAGTGGAGCGCGGAAGCAACAAGCAACCCCGTTGAAGAGGGCGCGCCTATCACTGACCACGTGATAGAGCAGGCCGACAAGTTGCGCGTCAGCGGGTTTGTCTCTAACACCCCTGTCACACTGAGCGGTTCCATTGCTAGTTTTCTAGGCGGAAGCAGCGCACCAAAGACGCAAGACGTCTTTGACTTGTTGCACGAATTGCTGAAGCTGAAGCAACCAATGACCGTCTATACGAAATACCGTATCTACGACGATATGGTGATGACCGCTGTGAATATCCCTCGCTCCACAAGCAACGGTGACGCACTGGAATTCAATGTTGAGTTTGTGCATATCCGAAAGGTAGCGACACAGATTGTAGATGTGCCCAACGGCATCAGCAGTAAGAAAGCATCCAAAGGTGACGCGGCAACTGGGCGCAAAGCAGAACCCCAGAAGGACGCAGGCGTCAAACAGCCCGAGACGATTACAAAGCCGTCCAGCACTCTAT